ACGGTCCAATAGGGTCACGGAACTTAACACTAATTGGGTCCCAGTTAAATCTACCTGCAACGAATGTAGATGTGTTTAAGAATTGTATTTCAGTTGCACCAATCTTAATAGATGGTCTTGAAGCGCTTTCAACAAACCACTCGTTGATACCCAAACTTGACGGAAACCTTAAGATGAAACGGTTCTGGCGTTTCGGTTCGTAAGGTATCGGCATTTTCATTAATAAATCAGCCATGTTATTTTAATTTTGTTTTTTTTTGTTTTGTTTATTTCTATAAATATACTCTTGTTAAAAATTTTTTCTCTTTACTTTTATTTTGTTAAGGTTATTCATTACTTATATTCCTTCTTAACGCCACCAGCAGTAGAATAAGTTTTAACTATATTATCTGGTTTATCTTTAAAATGTTTACTCATTACTTCTACATTTTTAACATCATCATCTGAAAATCCAATTATAGGTTGCTCTGGAACGAAATTATTTGAAATATCATTTTTTACAAATGCCTTTTTACTTAATAAATTCGCCATTCCTTTAATATAAGAAACGAAATCTTCCATTGCACGAACCTTAGCCTCTTCAGGGTTGGCAGCTCCTTTTTCATCACCAAAAGACACTGGATGATATTTGTTGAGTTCTAAATACGACTTGATTAATTCATCGTCCGTCATATCGTCTTCGTCTACAAACGTCCTGTATTTTTTAAGGTTCTTAACTAATTGGTCTTTATCAATACCATTAAATCCGTCAACAATATAATTGTAAACGGCTTGTTTTAAAGTGTTGGGGTTATGACCTCTTGCAGTTATAATTGAAAATATTGAACCGTTGTTAATTGCTTCTCTAAAATCATTAAATGCTGGACCAAGTTTTGCTCTCATTGCATCAACTAAGAAATCTTTATCCCCCTGAGTTCTGAAGTTTCTAAAAGGGTCTTCTCCAAAACCTATAATAGTCTCACCATTATATTCAAAATCTTCTTTTCCGATTTTACTTCTATATTCTGCAAAATCATCTGTACTCATACCAACTTCATCACCATCATCAGTTTTTAATATTATCTTTGTTGGCATATGAACAATATTGTCATCCCAATCAAACGCATAATATTTCATATCTGGAGTTCCTTCACCTTTAAATCCCTCTCTAAGTTGTTTTTTCATATTTGGCAAATAAAGGGGGTATGATTAGTACCCCCGTTAGTTTATTAAATGTTTTCAAACGAAGCTCCTGTTGGAGTGATGAAGAATTCGATATCAATGAATTCTAATGCCTTCGTAGGTTTTAAGTAGATTTTACCTGTTAATGTATTTCTATCTAAGTCTTCAGGTGAAGATGAAACAGTTACACGGAAATCGTATAAACCTCTATCTCTTCTGATTGAATCCAAGATAGGGTTAACACTATCCAAGAATTGTTGTCTTACAATTTGGTCGTTTTGTTCGAACAATAATCTTACCGCTACTGCTGAAATCAACTTACGAGCTTGAAGTAATAATCTTCTTACATTCAATCTGTTAAGTGCTGTGTCAGCAACTTGTAAAGTTTTGTTACCCCAAATTACAGTTCCAACATCAGAGAAAGTTGCGATAGGGTTGATTCTACCTTGATACAATGTATCTCTGTCGGTTTGTGTAAGTTTTTGTCTAGCTTTGATTGAGTTTACAAGACCTCTTGTGTAACCCGCAGATGCGAACCAAGGGAATGAAATGTTATCAGTCAATGCTAAGTTTCTACAAACCTCACCTGTCGGTGGTAAGTAAATTTGTGTATTGTTTACAGTATCTCTTGTTAAAATCCAAGGATAGTAAGTTGCAGTATAGTTAGAGTCGATACCTGTGTTATCCAAATTGTCAACAGCTTCTTGTGAGTAGATAACGTCTTGAGGGTTTGAAGCATCAGGAGTAAACATTCTGTAGTCAGGAGTAGTACAGATATAAACTGAATCCGCTCTTGAGTATTGTACCATGTCAATCGCTTCTTCTACAAGATTAGAGTTGTTAACATAATCGATACTTGCGGTTGCAAATATGTTAATGTTTGTTGCTTCAGGGTTAGCAAACGTTAAAATACCAAGTAAGTATGCGTAGTAGTCTGTGTTTGCAAAATCCTGAGTATTGTTTTGAACAACAATTCTCTTAAACATACCGTCACCTGTCGCAGTTGGATATCTTGATGATGGGAAGGCTCCCGCCAAATAACCCGAAGCTCCCAATTGGAACCTGTCTTCGTTAGTTCTCCATTCTCTATAGATATCCCATCCGTCAAAACCACCAGCGAAACAGATAGTGAATTTTCTTGAGTAGATGAAGTAATATGGATTTTCTTGAGTTGCTGGGTCTTCTCTAAATTCAGCAACACCACATTCAAAAGCCGTTTGACCACTCGTCATTGAATTATTTGAAATAGAGACAACAGTTGCTCCTGAGTCCATGTGGAAACCTTTACTCAATACATTCCATTTAACTGAATCAGTAGCAGTTTCCCAACCTGTTTGTGGGTTTTGTTTTCCTTTATAAGTTAAGAAAGACTCATCAATACCGTATTGAGTTGAAAACCCTAAATAAGTTCTTCTTACAATATCACCTGCGGATTCAACAGTGTTAGAACCACCAGTTGCAGTACCAAAAGGTGGGTTAGAAATAACTTCACCTGGATAATCATATTTAGTTTTAAACTTAGGATATGGTGAAGGATATTCTGCGTAGTTAGAATATTCTCTTTGTGTGTAACCGTAGAAACCACAAGGTAAAGCATCAATTGGTGCTTCATCAGCCATTTCAACCATTATGTATTTTGAAATTAATGCAAACTCACCATTAGATGAACCAATTTTTTTAGCCACAAAATTATTTGATGCTGGGTCCATATTACAGTTTGTAAATTTCTCAATAACCACAGGGTTAGCATCAGTGTCAAAGAAGTTTCTTACGAATACGTCAAAAGACATATTGTTATAAGACATGTTAGCCAATGAAACTTTAATTTCAGTATTTGCCGAGTCACCATCAGAAATTGAAATAAATTTGAATAAATTATAAACTTTGTTACCTCTTAATTCTGAAACAATATATGGTGTTTCAGGTGATTGGTATCTTTCTAAATTCCAAGCAATTGACTGACTTGATTGACTTCTTGCACTTGGTAATGCAATTAATTCTGAATTTAAACCTCTAATGTAACCTTGGTTGTAAGCATAATTCAAACTACCTTGGTAAACCTCTTCAACAAATATAGGAGTTTCAAATCTTGATTTTCCAAAGTTGTCAACACCTAATACTTTAGTGATGTATTTTGCAGATGATGCTGATAATGAAGTTTCAAATGAGAATACGTCGTTATCTCTTGTCACACCTGATAGTAAGAATGTTGCAAAAGGTGATTCAGTAATACCTGAGTATTGACCAGTACTTACAAGTTGTAAATCAGTAAGACCACTAACTTGGTAAACAGGTCCGTGGTTTTCACTTGTAGAACTATTAGAATATAATGAAATACCTCTTGAACGAAGTGTTCCAACCACCATGTTATTAAATTCGGTATAAGCTGTTCCTGTAAATGAATATGATTCACCCGTTACTGTTCCTGTAAATGAACCTGAACCACCTGATACTAAATTACTAACAGTGTAGTAGAATGAGTAACCTGTATATGCATTTCCTGATGGAATGTTAAAGTTAGCATAATACCATGGGTCGTTTGTTGATGATGATAAATCATTATCATTAAATGTGTTTACACAATTATAAGGGTCTGTAACCGCAGTGTATGTTGTAGTTAAAGTATCGTAATCGGCATTTGGTATTGCACCATATACAACCGCAGTTGTTGCCGATAAAGATGGAGTATCAATAATCTGACCTAAGTAAGCATTAAAGTCTCCTTGTAAAGTTGATGTTGAACCATCTTGAACCCTATACTGTTTGTTTAATGTTGCTTGAACTTGTGTTGGTAAAGCTCCACCTACAAACGCAACGGTACTTCCAGATGCATCACCTGTAAATGTTGCGGTGAAAGAAGTTGGGGATGATGGGTCACCAATAGTTGTTGGGTCAACATTGGCAATTAATGATAAACTCCAAGATGGACCCGCATCATAACCCGATAGTCCCAATACTCTAGTTACAAACAATTGGTTTGATTGTTGCAAGTACGACTTGGCAATATAAGCCGCTTCGTATTTAGGAATTTGAGTGTTATAAAACTTAACGGGTTCAGTCCCTCCAAAATATGATTGGAACTCATCGTAATTAGTTATGAATACTGGTTCGAACGCTGGACCTCTTAAGGTTTCACCCACAATACCTAATGTAGTTACCCCCACACTTTGGGCTACAAACGATAAGTCGGTTTCAGATGTGTAAACGCCTGGTGATACGAATACTTTTTGATTTACTTGTGTTGCCATTATTAAATTATTCTGTTACAGATTTA